AGAACTGTTACTCAACAAGGGTATATTGATGAAGAGGGTAAACTAACTTCTAAAGGTTTAGAAATTGTAAGATTTAACTCTAAAGTTGTAAGTGCTTTACCAGATGATGCATCAGATAATATTGATAAGTATATTTCTATATTTCCTAAAGGTAAACTACCTAGCGGTAAAGCTGCTAGAGTAAACAAAAAGAATATAGAAGATGCTTATAAATGGTTCTTTAAAAATTATACGTATGATTGGGATACTATCCTACGTGCTACATTTTATTATGTAGAGACGTATGAAAAGACTAATTATATGTATATGAAAAATTCACAGTACTTCATACGCAAGCAAAATACAGATAAGTCCTGGGATTCTGAGCTTGCTAACTACTGTGATATAATTATTAATGGAGATGATGAGCCAGAAACTCCTCATTTCAGTGATAACGTAGTATGATTATAAATTTTTTCACAAAAGAAAAGGCATTATCTTTAATTGTTAGTATCTTTTTTTCAGTACTTAGTTGGTTTATAACCAACACATTAATTATAGAAATAGCTCTGTGGCAGTACTTTCTTATAGAATTACTCTTGCTTTTCCTAAGTTATTTTTATAAATTCGTAGTACAAAAATTACAGATACCTCGTGCCGAATAGGTACGGGGTTTTTTATCCTCAATAAATGACAACAAAGAAAAAAAATACAAGCTGGAATAGCCAGCGGGAAGGATTTCTTGACTCTTTGAAGTACATGAAGGGACGTCAACAAGGCCAAATCAAAAGCTTAAAGACACCCTGGGATAAGTTTAATGACGCAACAACAAGTGGTTTAGAGTGGAACTCAATGACGGTTATAGGCGGAAGACCGGCAAGTGGGAAAACTCTTATTAAAGATCAAATAGTACGTGAAGCTTTTGTCTTGAATAAAGGCGAAAACTTTAGAGTACTGGAATTTCAGTTTGAGATGATAGCACGTACTTCGGCTATCCGTGAATACTCCAGCGTACTTGGTAAACCCTATAAGTACTTATGCAGTGCTGCAGGGACAATTACCGATGATGATCTTCAAAAGTGTTATGATTACGCAAAAGAAAGAGTACAATACCCTATAGATATCGTAGAGGATCCTTGTACAGTTAATGAGTTCAAAGAAATCATTAAGGACTACATGGAATACTATGCTGAATCTGATGAAAATGGGGAAAAAGTATTTACAAAAACAATTGTAACGCTAGACCACTCGCTCTTACTCAAGAAGGCACCCTTTGAGAAAGACAAATATGACACGTTGTATAATTTAGGTGAGGCGCTAACGGAACTTAAACGTAAGTATCCAATAGCGTTTATTATCTTAAGTCAGCTTAATAGGAATATTGATAATCCTGAGCGTAGTGAAGATGGTAAGTATGGTAATTACATACTAGAGTCTGACCTATTTGGAGCTGACGCTTTATTACAGCATGCCGACACATTAGTAGGAATCAACAGGCCTGGGAAACAAAAGATACGCTTATATGGTCCCGATAGATTTATTATCGAGGATGATAAGATTCTTGTAATGCATTTTATCAAGTGCCGTAATGGCGATGCTAGAATGAGTTTCTTTAAAGCCGAGTTTGAAAAAATGAAGATAGTTGAAATTGCTACTCCGCCGCAACAAGAAAGAAAAATTAAATTCTAAGTAACATGTCAATAAGTACAACACCAAAAGCAGACAATGTAAAGGATAAGCTTCAAGACCTTAGACAGTATCATCAACCAACTTTTGATGCGCTAGGTATTCCAGATGCACTTTACATCCCTAAGTTAATTTATCGCCCACAAGGTAAAGATGAAATGCATTTCAGCATGTTTGTCGGCGAGCTTCGTAAAGAACAAGATGTTTATACTGAAGCTGTAAGCCAAGCCAAAGATCCTGAAGATATTAATCGCACCTTGTATGTTTGGCGTTATAATCCACACTGGTTAGAAGAATATGATACCACCGAGCCTATGGCTAATGGTCAAGTAAGATATCTTATTCCAGCTGCTGAATTAGTTAAAGTTAACGTTCCTGGTAAAGAAAGCAAAAAAGCTATTTCTACTAAAGGTAAATCTCCTGCAGCTCCATTAACTATGGACTTTGATGAGATTTTAGATCCTAATAGTGACGCACCATTTGACCAATTAACAATTCGTGATTTGGCCGCATTACTATTAAAGAAGCCTGTAAGTAACAAGAAATGGTTGAATGATTTATTAAAATAACATGGAAATTAAATTGCCGTTAGAAAAAGTTAAGGCTGTATCTCAAAGCCCAAGTAACTTGATTATCTTTTCAAAGCCTAAGACTGGTAAAACAACCTTGTTTGCCAACTTAGAGAATTGCCTTATTCTGGATTTAGAAAATGGTGCCGATTATATTGACGCTATTAAGATTAAAGCAAGTTCAGTTGAAGAAATCAAGCATATTGGTAAAGCTATTAAAGATGCTGGTAACCCATATCAATACGTTGCTGTAGATACTATTACAGCGTTAGAGGAGATGTGTGTTCCTTATGCCGAAGAACTTTATTCTAGAACACCTATGGGTAAAAACTGGTTCACATCAGGTAAGGCACAATATGGTACTATTCTTAGTTTACCAAACGGTGCTGGTTATCCATATCTTAGAGAAGCTTTTACAAAGGTTGTTGATTATATCAAGACCTGGGCTCCTAGAACAATATTGGTAGGACACGTAAAAGATACCCTTCTTGAGAAAAACGGTTCCGAGTTTAACTCTTTAGACTTGGATTTAACCGGTAAACTAAAGAGAATATCTTGTTCTAATTCTGATGCTATAGGTTATCTATACCGAAAAGGCAAAACTAATATCTTAAGTTTTAAAACTTCTGATGAAATTGCCTGCGGTGCAAGACCTGAGCACTTGAGAAATCAAGAGTTTGTAGTATCTGAATTAACAGATGAAAACGTAATTAACGTAGATTGGAGTAAAATTTATATCGATTAACCCTAAGTAAAATGATAAGTACAAAAGATGTAGTAAGTACAACTGGTGGATCCAGTGTACCTAAAGTAATTCAACCAGGTAATGAAACATGTACAGTGTTGAACATTAAGCTAGAACCAGCTCGCTTTAAAGAAGGTGGTTATGATATTATCCTTAACGTTGAAGGTCCAGCAATGGGCGATGACTTTGAAGGCTTTTGGATTAACAAAGACAACCAATCTTTGGGACGCCATTTAGGTCAAGTAGGTCGCATTCGTGCAAGTGAGTATCCTTATGCTGATGGTACTACTAAAAGTGGTATTGAGGTAAGTCGTGATAAAGAGCTTCTACGTTTCTTGCAATCTTTTTGTAAGGAAACTAAATCTCTTGAATGGTTTGTGCAGCAAGATAACAAGCATGAAACTATTGAATCTTTATTTGAGGCTTTCAACAATGATAAGCCATTCGCAGGTAAAGAAATTCGCATGTGTGTTGCGGGTAAAGAGTATGTGAATAAAGAAGGTTATACTAACTATGATTTATTCTTGCCTAAGTATTCTCGTGGTCAAGTACCATTTGAGTCTGCTAGTATTGAAGAAAATTCTAGTAAAGTTGTAACTTTTGATGAGCAAATCCACGTTAAGAAACGTAAAGTTGAAAGCGTAAGCTCATTTGGTGATGATCAGCCTGCAGCTCCAAAAGCTACAGGTGACTTTGAACTATAATATCAATTGAATATAGAGGGGAGTGTAATGCTCCCCTTTTTATTCTTAATACATTTAACATGATTAGTACAAAATTACAAGCTACAACTGCTAATAGCATTCCATCTTATTGGGTGTTTGAACATTTTTGCAAATTAGATACTAAACTTGTTGGTCAAAATATCAAGATTAAATCTCCTTTTAATCCAGCGGAGACTAATCCTAGCTTTTGTATATATGTAAGAGGCAATAAATATTGCTTCAAAGATTTCTCTACAGATAATGGGGGTAATCATATTGAGTTTGTAAAACTTGTTTATAATTGCGATGCTATGCAGGCTGCAACAATTATGCTTGAGGAGTACAACAAAACTATTGGATTAGATGATGAAAGGTTTATTGAACCTGAGGGTCGCTATGAGGTAACTAGCTATCAAGAAAGAAAATGGACTAATCTAGACGCAGAATATTGGACGCAATTTAAGATTGATTCTAATACTCTTAACCATTATGATGTAAGACCTATTGAGTCTTATATTATGGAGAAAGAGAATGCTCCAGATGTTACTATGAAAAGTGCATATTTCTATGGTTACTTTAGAAGTAGCGGCGAGTTGTATAAAATTTATCAGCCAAAAAATAAAGAGAACAAGTTTATAAAGGTTAATGGTTATATCCAGGGTACTGATCAATTAAAATTTGATAAACCTAATCTTATAATCTGCAGCTCTCTTAAAGATATTATGGCATTAAGCAAGTTTGGTTATAACGCTGAATTTGTAGCGCCGGATAGCGAGAATACAATGATTCCTAGCGGGTCAATTGCAATGTATAAAGATCGTTATAAGGCAATATGTACTCTATTTGATTATGATGAAGCGGGTATAAGATCTGCAGATAAGTATAAAAAACTATATGGGATAAATAAAGTTATTCTACCTATGTCTAAAGACTTATCCGATTCTGTACGTGATTTTGGTATTCAAAAGGTACATGAAGAATTATTTCCTTTATTAAAAGAAGCATTAAAAAAATAAAATTATGGGAATTTCATATGAAATGGAAGTAGAAGAAACTTGTCGCCCTTTAACTAGACATGAACGTCTTCGTGAGATAGTTGGAAAGTATTGTCTACCTGACCAAGCTGATAAGGTAATCCTTACAGTGTTAGCTGATGTTCAGGGTTATGATGAAGGAGATACACATCGTAATGTTAATGTTACAATTAAAGAACTTGCAGAAAGTAACTTAGGTATATAAGTATGAGCTGGATCTACCAATTAAAAGAATTCACCGAGGACATGATTCCTGATGGTGCTGTAGGATTTGTATACCAAATGGATGTTATCATAGATGGTGAACGCAAATCCTACATTGGCAAGAAGAACTTCTTTGCGGATGTTAAGACAAAGCTTTCTAAGAAGGCTATGCCTACTGACAAACGCAAGAAGACTTACAAGCGTGTAAGAAAAACTGTATATCAAAACTACTATAGTAGTAATGAAACACTTAAGGCAGCTCATAAAGCTGGAGCAGCTATTAGGAGAACCATCCTAAAGATATGCTACTCTAAGACAGAGCTCTCTTATCAAGAGGTTAAATACCAATTTATGTGCGAGGTACTAGAAAAAGATTTCTGGTTAAACGCTAATATCTTAGGTAGGTTTTATAAACAAAAGTAACATGGCAAGTACTAAAATAGCAGCGCTAATGTCTCGTCTAAGAGACTTAGATATTCAGCGTGTAGAAATAAGATATGATGGCTCTGGAGATTCTGGATCCATAGA